AGGATAGTATTCTTAATTTAGAGGCAAATAGAAATTGGAACTTACATCACGAGTGCTGGACTAGAAAAATGTTTGGCAGATGTGCTTTGTATCTATGTTTTAGACAGATTGAAACACACCAACAATTCACGCCAGTAGACATTCACGATAATATTCATAGAGAATATGAACCACCAGCTATGCCAACACCAAGGCAAGCCATAACAGAAATAGAGAGAGCTAAAGACGCAGGCGAGAGATTAAGAATACGTCAACCAGCTAAGAAGATAGGCAAGTATACTTTAGAACATATAGATGATGAAGTGTTTAGAAAATGTAAAGCAAGTTACGACTCGTTAAAAAGGGGAGGTAGATGAAACAACTGATAGCAGTATTTGACTTACATTATCCACATCAAGACAAAATATTGTGGAATAATATTATGGAGTATATTAAAGATACAAATCCAGATATATTTGCTTTTGGTGGTGATAATCTTAATATGGACGCAGTAGACCATTGGAAAATGGAAAAGGGTCAAAAAAGACCACTTGAGGGTAAGAGATTATTAAAAGATGACATATTTGTCATAGCACATAAAGTGATTAAGCCAATGAACGCCATATTATAACTCCTTGTTAGGTGTATCTCTATTGGCTAATGAATACTGCCCTATTACGGGCAGTATTTTTTATGGCTATAACTCTGACTTTTTATGGTATGTTTTATAGTTTATAGCATTTTCCGGGGTTATCAGCTTAACAGCTATTCTGACGAATTCTGATATACCTATACCGGCATACTCAGATTTGTCCTTGATGGCTTTTAATTCAGCTTCAGATAACCTTATATTTAGGTTCCTATCTCGGTTCATCGCTCACCTCCTTGCAAACATATTTGTCTCTTAATATTTCAATCTCATGCTTAATCATATTAAACCTAGGTGATATAAATTTGCTATAGCATTCTGCTATTACAGCTTCGTCTATCTCTACAGGTGCCTGTGTCAAGACATTACCATCTATATCAATAGTGGTATAACGACCGCCGCTGACGACCATATCATTATTTATAGCTAAGAATGAATATGTCTCGACTTGATTAGTTTTTAAATATTCTTCTGCTGGCCTACCAGTAGTTTTATAATCCTCGACAACTTTGGTATTGGTATAGTAGCGGTCGATGGTTCCACATAAGTAGAACCCATCACTCATTTTATAAGATAACCGCAACTCATTTATCCAGTCGCCGACCTCATTCTCCTTTATCTTGTGCGCCTTGTTACCTTCTAGCATCTTATCGCTAGAGTAGCTACCACCTAATGGGTAGTAGATACTCTTAGCTATTCTTTCTGCTGAAGCTTGTGTTTTGCATCTAGCGATATCTGAGAATGTTATTATGTAACCGTCAGGAACTATCCCACGATAGAGTTCTCGGTGTTGCATGACTATTTACTCGCAAATATATCGTCTATATCTTCGTCGACTGCCTCACCGCTCTCAACTATCTCCCTAGCTTCATCAGCAGCTGTTTTCCATCGGTATGATGGCTCATAAGCTGTCAATGCACGGTCTGGGTATTCATCTTGTGGGTATTGGCGCTCAACACGCAACCATCCAATACAACCCTTTTCAATTAAAGCAGTCAAAGTATCAACACACTTCTTCTGTAAATCAGCTGCATCTTTAGCACTATCAAAATATTTATTAATCTTCTCTTTAGCTTCCTCCTTATCCTCGGAATTATGAGTGTAAAGGCCTTTAATAAGACGAATTGTGCCTTCAATCCATTGGATTTCTAACATTTGTGTAACGCGAGCGGTGCGGTCCTGGGTATCAGCTACTGTGATAGTAAGCATGTCATAACCTTTAGCACTAGGCTTACGTTCAAATGACTTGACCTCTACCTCATGAATACCTTCTGGGATAGCTGGGGCGTATGGTTTATCAAATTCTTTAGTTTTGTTGATGATATCTTTAATATTTAGTTCGTCTGACATTACTTAGTCTCCTTTATTGGTTTAAACCCGTAGAACTGACGTATAGTTTTGTCGACCTCATATAAGTCGTTGGGAACTTGTTTTTTATCGAACATGCCCATTGGTGCTTTAGCAGCTGAGCGTGAATCGGTGCGTGTCGTGATGAACACATAACCGTCTAGCTCGTCATAGAACGACTCTAGCACTATGTTACTTAATCCTTCAAGCACGATTTTCTCGCTCAACATCTTACCAATAGTCTTAATTTGACGTTGACCAGTTAATTCTGATATCTCAGCGTGTGACATGATATAGAATATCTGTTCACCCTCTTTCTTGGATATAGCATCAAACATTTCATAGAAATGTATTGCCATATCTGTAAATTTACCCCAACCCTCTTCCTTTGACCTAGACATATTCTCAAATGTCATAAGGTAATTAGCGTCATCTATTACGACAACTGGCTGTGTCACCTTTGGTATAGTGTTGAGTATCTCAGAATAGCCAACTTTAGCAAGTGGTAACTTGTTCTTGTTGACAAAACTAAGTTCTTTACCTGTTGCGCTCATCACAACAGCACTACCCTCCGGCAGATTACGTAGGCTGGCAGTCTTTCCAGAACCACTATCACCTAGCACGATTACTATCTTTGCCATATATTCACTCCTTTTAAGTTATTATGTATAAATTATACTACTGCTTATATATATTTGTCAATACATTAACCGATAAATACCTCCAATTCTTCTTTTATCTCGCCCCAATTCTGAGGGTGAACCGTCTTAGCCCATCCCCATTGGTCTAACTTATCAAGTGTCTCACGCTGTAGTGGCTGATACTTTGACCTGGATGATGCCTTACACTCTATGGCCATCCAGCAACCTTCTAGTAACGCTATAATGTCTGGACACCCGGCTGGCGTTCCAGCTCCCGGCGACGTTTTGATTACGTAGCAACCTTTGTGTTTCAGATATTTGATAACTTGTGCCTGTAACTGTGACTCCTTCATCTCACCCCCTCTTACCTGTTTTTATCCAACTTTTTAAATTATTAGCACACTCTGGGCACAAGGTATAGCCATAATCCTTGACTACCTTCCACCCATCAGGGAATACCCCGCGAACGGCTAATGCCTCCTTCTCGCATATAAAGCATTCAGCTATATACGATAATCCCATTTCTTTTGAAGTATCAATATTAGGCTTGTCAAAGTCTTTTGTCTTAGCTAGTATATCTTTAATTGATTGCGACATTAGAACATATACCCATTATTACTATGACGACCATATTCACTACCTTTACCAAAACCATATAGTCCAGGGCTGACACGCGCTTTCGATATAGAGTTTCCGGTATACGGCTTGACACCATCGATATCTCTACTAGCTTGGGCCATATAACACATAGCGTCAACAACGTCGATATATCCGCCCTTGTGCGATGGCTTACTACTCCAGGTTTGCTTTGCCTCGTTCCAGTCGTATTCCATACCTCGTAGACACTCAATTAAACGCTCCTGGCGATTATCAATAAATAATCGTTTGAATTCGGTTCGTAGGAAGTTTATCTTATCAGTAACTGTGCTGACGCGCTTTAGAACTTTGTAGTTCTTAACACCTAATTTGCGCAGTTCACCGGTGTAAGTTTCATTTTTAGCACCCTTATGGTAGTCGGCATCGAATGGTAGGAAGTGGGTCTGGACTGGGAATTTGCGTTTAGCTACCTCTTGGACGAAGTATTCGACACCACCAGCAGCACGACTGGCTTCGATATGGTCAATAACGTAGATATCTTGGTCTTTAGTTATTTGAAAGAAGATAATGGCGGTGTGGTCTGCGTTACCAATATCCCAAGCAGTATAAACAGGCAAATCCTTGTTATATGGTATGCGCTTAAAGTGACCCTTATTAATCATAATATTAGTCAGCTCACCAAAGACGCTACCACTATTAGGACTAATCCATGAACACATATACTCTTGTTGGAAGTAAGCTTCGTTACCATAGAAGTCGATGCTTTCCTGTCTATAGACATCTAGCTCTTGTTTAGTGAATGTACCAGTCTGTAGGGCGTTGATGGTATGGGTATACCACTTGTCGCTTTTGACTGCACTATCGTATAACTTCTTGAAGTGGTTATCGCCACGTGGTGTTCCGGTGACTATCAACCAACCTTTGTTAGTAGCAAGGATAGGTGTCAACACTTGAATTGTCGTCGGGTCAAGCGTGGCATACTCGTCTAGGATGATTCCGTAAGGGTTAGAACCACGTAGGGAGTCTGGCTTAGAACCAAGCATCAGACGTATAGTTGAACCGTTTTTTAGTGTGATACGGAAGTCGCCTTGCTCAATACTGGAGACCAGCTCTTTAGGGACATAATTGATAAAGTTAACACCATCATTGTCGATGGCCTCCCAAATTGACTCTTTAAGTTGCTTCTCACTGTTAAACACGTATACATAGTTAGCTTTCTTCTTAATAGCTTCGCGAATCATCAGTCGCCAAAACAACCACGTCTTACCAGAACGACGAGTTTGGACAATACAGAATCGTTTAATACCTCTATCAAAAGCTTTCATAATAGGTTTCTGATAATCACGGAGAGTTAGGTCTGAGTCTAGCTTGATAACACCATCTTGGAGTTGTGAATTAGCCTTACTAGCTGGAATCTTAACTATCTCGACCGGAGCAGATAACACTTCAATCTCTCGCGTTAATTTGCCGTCTAGTCTATCTAAGATAGTGTGACAGGCACGAATATTGCCGGTATACATGGCTTTGTAAAGCTGAGCAGCGATTGTTGCTGCCCACGATGTAGTTTTGTTCTTTATAACCATATCTGGCGTCTCTGACGGCGTCTCTGCCATAAGTTTAATCTTATCGACTATACTCCGAACAGTTCCAGGGTCATAAGTCGCTAATTGATTAGTTTTCGTCGCCATAATCTACCACCTCCACAATTATTGGCTTAACTGCAACCTTGTCACTTATTAAACCGTCAACTCGATTAATAACTATATCAACCGCCTTCATATCTCCACTGCCAGCCGACTCCATTAGACCGAGCACTGCTCTTTCTAAACATGTGAGACCGCCTCTTTTTATCATATTGCTAGTGTCCTCTTTACTGAGGTTTATGTAGTCTAGCATTGTTTCTGTAGGACTTATCATATCTGTTACCGATTATACACTATTTGAACAGGTCGAGCGTATCTTGGTCGACGTTCTCTTCGTGCCTCTCCTCTTCTGGGTCATGACTATAATATAGACCAATACTATATTTAGCATCCGACGGTAAGAAATTATCTAACATATATATTTTTCCACCACTACTATCATTTTTACGCACAAATGGGTGCTTCATAACTGACTGCCTGAAATTCTTAGTTCCCATCTCGGTGTAACCATTGTTCTTACACCACTTATCATACTCTTGACCAAGTATAATGAAATTTTGGAATCCCACCAACCCACTATCAATATATTCGTCTATGAACGTCTTGGCTGAGTTACGTAACATATCATACTCATCTATCTGTTTTTTAGTTGACGAACTGATATCACTAACCCAGTGATTTTTATTACCCTTTTGACAATACATCAGTAATTCACCTAGCATAGCGGATAAGAATTTGTCATCACCAAGTAGGTCATCTCGGAATTTACGATTTTCCTGGAACTTGTTGCTAAAAGGAACAATTCGAGCGCGTCTGATAATAGATTCTGACTTGTCCTTGAACGTAGGCAGATTGTTAACACAGAATATGTGGAGTGGGTTAGTATCTATCTCGATAGAGTCGTTAGTGTGCATGCGGTGGACACTCCAACGCTCATGTGAGCCAATTGACTTATAGGTCTGAGAGTCCTCGATAATGATATTGTCGGCATTCTCACCACATAGGTTAGCGAGCGTTCCGTTGATAAGTGGCGCGTCACGTTGGTCGGTCAGGCGCTCAAGGTTGATGCTCGATATGTGATTACCGATAATAGCATTAACGACGTCAATTAGCACTGATTTACCGTTACGACCCTCTCCGTAGAAGAACCCCACCATATCAGGCTTTTGAGCGCTGAAGATTACGGACAGAGTAGTGAAGATATCATCATATACGCCTTTATCATTACATGCTAAATCTTTAACAAATTGGTTATGGCCTGGTTTTATTCTCATATCGGGAACGATTGTGCTCCTAAAGAAACACGAGCTCACAGGTTCAGACACAAAATCACATTTATTCATATCCCACACAAGTCCACCAAAAGATATAAGTCTTGATGGGACTGGCAATACATTATGACTACTCATAAAATAATGAGCTAAATCATTAATGTGCATCAATGGTATGCCAGGTCCAAATACTGCATAACATATAGACCGAAAGTCTTTATCAGTTACCTTTTTCCATAGGCCATCTTGCTCTACATAGGTATGACCGTAGTAGTTGCATAAACTTACCCTGTCGATTACATACGAGACCAAGTCCGATTTCTTCGGCTTTTTCCCCCCGTCGTATAAGTCGACCTGTTTATCTTTTTGTTCAGCCATTGTTCCCCCATTATAATCTCATTTTAAATTTTGTCACGTTGTAAAATTATCTTTTTATATAATCACAAGACCAACATCTTTCTTCACTCTTGATTGTTTCAAGTGTTGGTCTATCGCACTCTGGACAATAGCACCACACTTTTATCTTCTTGACAGGTTTAGGGTGTTTGATATTTCTAAACTCCGGTATTAGTTCACGGTTATATTTCGACATATAAACTCTTTTCTTTACTCATTTTCTAAACCCTCTTAATGTTATTCCGTATTCTGTATCATTACAGTTTTCGGCTATGTATTTTAGTGCTTCAGCTAGATTATCAAAGCTTATTTTAGTGGTTTCATATTCGCCTTGATATTCAATGACTATGTATTTGAGTTTAGTCTTTTTAAGTATTACTCCATTATCGGCTGACATCTTACTTCTCCTTAGTTAATTGGTTAATACGGTTATCTCGTTCTTCTCCAAAATACAACTCTGCTGTTATTCCTGCACTATGTTGGACTTCTGATATTAAGTTCCACTCGTCTATTCGTGCCTTATTGGTTTCTTCCTTTATTAGTTGTAATAGAGATTGCTTTGCTTCTGACTCAACATCTTCATACGACTTCGGGTTACTAGATATATAATCTTCGCCATCAACTTGTCCTCTGGAGTAAACTTCCGATATTATCTTATCTAGTTGTTCGTTAATCATAGCTCTGCCTCCAGTTTGGTTAAGACATCGTGTAGGTTTTCTTTTATTCCATCTACCTTATCCGACATGTATTCGTTTTGTGACTCTGTAGCCTCTCTAGCCGACGACATCGCATCTTCTTCGGTTAAATAGAACCTACTATTATCACTTCCTATAAGGCTATCTCCGCTTATAGTAAAATATGACTGCTCGGTGCAAACACCGCCAGGCTCATCGCTGTAATGGTACTTGCTCTTAGCATTAAAGAAATACTTTGACGATTCCTCGGTGGTCTCTATCCGCTGGATAGCCCCGACCACTACTTTTTTTACTAAAACCTGTCCTGCTGTTAAGTCTAGGTTCAAATAGCCCCCATCTGTCCACACGCTTACAGTTGGGTATTTTAATATAACACGCCATACCTCTTGCCCTATTTTAATATCTTCACTAGCTTGATTGGTCATTAGATTGCTCCTTTGGTTGCTTATAATTGAAGAACATTGCGAATACTCCATGTGTAGTGCCAGCATTAGCTATGATAGATAGTGATGTATTCCCTATTTTTACAAAACAATCTTTATAAGAAAAATATGAACACGTCGAGGTATTCCTATCATCATCTCTGTGTTCATCACGGTGTTCTACTCTATCGCTAAAAATCCAGTAATTAGTGCTGATACCATCTGGGTATCTTAACAACATATACGTTCCGTCGCTACTTTGTGATGTTGTCTTATAGCCAAAATCTTCAAATAGTTTTATCAATTTTTCTTTAGTTATATTATTAACTCGTTTATCTTTATTAGTCATTAGATTTCTCCTTTATAATTACGTTATTATTGATACTTGATTTGTGATAATCACGTAGTTTCTTATCTTCACTTATAGGGTTAGAGGTCATAGCTCTGCCTCCAGTTTGGCTAGTTCTGTGCGAAGATAGGCTGTCGCTTGGTTGTAGATGAGTACGTCACGCTCTAATAGGCTATCCGCGTTGTGGTTACCAGTCGGCTTATCTACCACTCGCTCCCTCACCTCTGCTAATAGTTTTAGCTTTTCGGTGCGAATAGAGTCGTTGACTGCGTGAGCAACAGCAATCATCAAGCCTTTATTATTTGGTGGTACGTCCGCCCAAGGTACTGCACTAGCTTTTCTAGTCTTATAGCTAAACGCAGGAGCTAGACGTTCGTAAGTATCGTGGAACAGCCTGGCAAGTTTTTCATCTTCACTAGCTTGATTGGTGTCTGTGGGGTTATTCATCGTCTCGCTCCTCATCATTGTTTTCGCTATCTTTTATTGCTTCGTAACCTAGTGTTCTAAGAGCTAGTTGGTAAGCTTTTTCAGCGTCTTTTAACCTTTGTTCCCAGTGTTCACGTTGCTCTGGGGTTAGTTCTGGTTGGCGTTCCATTTACTGTTCTCCTTTTAGTGCTGACTCGTAGACTGCAACTTCTTTATCAAACATTTTATCTATATTATTTTTCCAGAACTTTGAGTTATAAAGTCGGTCTTCCCTAACGGCTTTAATTTTTTCTTGTTCTAGTAGAGTTGTGATAGCTTTATGTGCCTCTGCTAATGATGGGGTATCTTTGTATGTTCCATAACCACCACGCAATTCACGCAGTATTTTATCTATCTTATCATCTATATTACTCATAACTGCTCCTTGATTAAAGTATCTATACCACCATCTATGTAACCTTTTTTGTATGCTTCTTTTACCTTTTGGTCTAGTAGGGTTCATAATCACTCCTCTATGGTTATTAGTTCTATTGGTTGGTAAGTTGACATATTATTAGCTACAATAATATTAGTATTGTCTGGGAAAGAATCATCGGGTTTTATGACAATTTTCATACCGAATAAAGTCGGCTCTGGCTGTTCTAATTCTCTTAACAATTTTTGGTATTCTGTTCCTTTGATAGCTATAATGTCAGGTCTTGCTCCATTTTCTATCAATTTATATTTCATATGTTTAATAGAACCTACTATCGGACTCTTATCTTCACTTATAGAGTTAGTCATAACTCGCCTCGCACTTCGTCAGCCACTTCTTTAATCTTGTCTTCTTTGGCGTCTAAGTATTCAAGTTGTTTATCAATCTCAGCATACTGTTGGTGTAACCATACTTCTACATCTTTTAGGGCGTTCTTCCTGATTAGTAGTTCTATCTTTCCCATAATTATTTACCTAACTTAGCTTTAATTTCAGCTATAGAGTAATCTATACCCTCTATGTTTATGGTTTGTTCTTTGACCTCAACGTCTATACCAGTAATGTCTTTGAAAATCTGTGCGTCGAAGTTCGGTAGGTTTAGCACCTTTTGGCGTTCTTCTT